ACCCCCCACCCAGATGCGCGTTTCAAGGCTTAATCTAAGGGTAGTGACACCATTGGCAGTTTCAACCAGGAAGGAATATGCCCAGAGCCAAAAAACCAGAAGACTCAGCCAAGGTCTACCACGACCGTATATCCAAGAAGGGTAATCACCAAAAAACCGAACCCCCCGTAAACCCGGCACCAACCCCGCCACCATGTACCCCAGACCCCACCCCTGATCCGCCTGACTGGCTTGGTTCTACAGCTTTGGAAGTCTGGACTAGGGAATTGCCGCTTTTAGACCTGCACCCTGGGAAGCTCCAATTATTCGCTGCTTACTGCTCACATTCGGGCAGGGCGATTGAGTTTGAACGGGAAATCAACAAGAACGGAAAGGGCACAAGGATGTCTAACCGTGTATTCAAGAAGGCTGCTGAGATTTCAGCCGCTGCCAAAGAGTGGAAAGCAGCATCTGATCTAGGCACCAAACTTGGTATCACTGCTTTAGTGAAGGTGAAGCCGTCAAATGAAGGCGGGCAGACTGCACCCAGTGAACCGGTGATTTCCAACCAAGAACAATGGAACAACTATTATGAGGGTGGACCGAAGCCGGGAAATTGATGAAGAGTACTTCTACGATGTCGAAGAAGAGCAGCGCTTTGTTGATTTCTGTGCAACGCATATCCAGCTGATTGAAGGTCAATGGGCTGGTAAGCCATTCATCCTGCAACCTTGGCAGAGGCAAAATATCTGGGGTCCGCTTCTTTCCTGGAAGAGAAGAGACAACCAGTTAAGGCGCTTTCGCTCTGCCTTCATCACGATGGCAAGAAAGAACGCAAAGACGACAGCAACGGCTGCCTTCTTGCTTTATTCGTTGATCCGTGACAACGAAGTGGAAGCAGAAAACTATGTTTCAGCTCAAACTGAGCCAAAAGCGAAGAAACTGACTCGGATCTGTGTGCGGATGGTGCAGGCTAACCCCTGGTTGCAGGAAAGACTGATCGCCTATCCCGGCTCGTGTGTAATCGAACATCGCAAGAATCATGGCTTTATTCAGCCGGTTTCTTCCGAAGCGGTCTCTCAGCTCGGTGGATCTCCTCATATCGTTGTGATGGACGAATTCCAGGAGCAAAAGACAGACGATCTTCAGGCAGCACTGCAAACTGGTATGGGTGCTCGGTCTCAGCCGCTCTTAATCATGCAAGGCACTGCTGGTGATGACATTCACAGCAGCGCTTATGAAGAGTATCAATACGCCAAAATGGTGCTGAAGGGTGACGTGCACCACCCAAAGTATTTTGCATTCGTTGCTGAAGCTGAAAGGAAGGCCGATCCATTCTCGGTGGAAGCCTGGCAAGCTGCCAACCCAGGTTATCCATTTGCACCCAGTCACGAATCAATCGAAGAGATTGCAATTAAGGCAAAGCGCAAAAAGGCATGGCTTCGGAAGCTCCGGCAATATCACTGCAATCAATGGGTCCAGGACATTGACGCTTGCATTGATGAACTTCAATGGGAGGCTTGCGGCAGCAACGAAATAAAGCTTGAAGACTTCCCTGGCAAGCCGCTTTATCTGGGCATCGACTTGGCAGATCAAAACGATCTGACATGTCTATGTTTTATGTTTATCAACGATGACGGCCTACCGGTTTACTTTCCGTTTTTCTATGGTCCTGAAAAGTGCATTCAGAAAAACATTGATGAACACAATGTGCCGTATGACGAATGGGCAGAAGCCGGGCACTTTACCCCAATACCAGGGATAAGAACCGATTACAAAGTGCTGGCTGAGAAAGTGGCAGAAGTTGCACAAACCAACCCGATCCTGGTCTGCCACTACGATAAGCACCACAGCTATCAGCTGGTGGAGTCACTCGAAAAACTCGGTATCGAGCTGGTAGAGGCAACTCAAGCGTGTGGACCGATGAACGCCTGCACATCAGAAGTGATTTTACGGATCGAAGAAGGGCGGCTTATCCACCCGCACAATGCAGTGCTTACCTGGAATGCAATGAATGCGAGGACAAATGAAACTGTACATGGCAAGATGTTTGACAAAAAACTCAGTGCGCGAAAAATTGACGGCATGGTCGCAATGGCTCTGGCTACCCGTGGCGCGATTCCTGAACTTACCGGTGGAGGGGAAGAAGCCGGGCCTGATGCTTATATTCCGAAAGCTTCTTGAACGCTGCCTAAAAATAGTGGTTGAAATTAGCCTAGACCTGATGGTCATTGCAGGCATATTTATCTTCTTGTGCGGTGTGCGCATGTGGTGTGAACCACTGGCGGTGATGCTGGGCGGCTTAATATTGGTGGCTGTGGCACTCATTTTAAACAGAGAGTCTGAAAAGAATGCTGAGTAAAGCAATACTAAATGCGGTGCCCGGTTTCCAGCGGGCTGATGCTCTAAAGCAGCTCTGGAATGAACCCGGCGCCTGGTCACCTTATGGTGGCGGCTGGTACATAGGGTGGAATAAAGACCCTGTAACGGGGCAGACTCTGACGGCTGAAGATGTGCTTTACTGCTCGGTTGCTTATCGCTGCATGACTTTGATCGGCGGCAGTGTCGGAAGTCTGCCGCGCTATCTGTACAGAGAGCATGATGACGACAACATTAAGAAGGCGAAGACTCACCCTAACTATAAGGTGATTTCAATTCGCCCGAATCTCGAACAGACCTGGGCGCAGTATGACATGACCAGGGTGCTGAGATATTTCATGTACGGCAACAGCTACGATCAGAAGCTCCGCAATGATCGGGGCGACATAATCGCGCTTAATCCGCTGCATCCGGCAAATATGGAAGTTAGGCGGAATGATGTTGGTGAGCTGATTTATAGATATTCGCCTGTCGGTGTCGGCAACTCGGTCACACCAATTGACTTGGCCCAGGCACGAGTGCACCACATTGCCGCGCCTTCAGTAGAGGGAATTGTAGGTATTTCGACCTGTGCACTGGCTCAGAAGTCTATCCAGATCTTGCGTGACTTCGATGAATTCACACAGCGATTCCTTCACAACGATGCAACGCCTCCTTTTGTCTTCTCCACTGATGCAATTCTCAAGCCGGAAAAGAAAGAAGAGATCTGGGAGAACTGGGTTAAGAATTACCAGGGCTTGAAAAACAAGTTCAAGGCCGGTGGTGTCTTTGACGGTGGCTTAAAACCAGTCGCTATCCCGGTTATGTCGGGCAGAGATGCTGAAAACGATGCCAGCATCAGGCGGAATATTGAGAGCATCATTCGATATTTTGGCGTCCAGGCGCACAAGGTGGGACTGCTGGAACGGTCCACCAACAACAACATTCAGCAGCAGAGTCTGGAATATTTGCTGGACTGCCTGACGTATGTGCTGACACAGTTTCAACAGTGCACAGAGCGCGATTTTTTGCGTGACGATGAGCGCGTGAAGTTCTTTGTTGAATACGATGTTGATTCACTTCAATGGGCTGACGTGGTTGCCCGTGATGAGTCTTTGTCCCGCACTGTTCTTGCTGGTATCAGGAAGATCAACGAAGCCAGGTCTAAGCTCAAACTCAATCCCGATCCACACGGTGACGTGCTTCTTATTCCGACAGCTAACGCACCCAACGGCATTGTGTTGACAGCACCTGCACCGGCACCGGGTGCCGCGCCACCAGAGAAACCGGCCAAGAAGCCAAAGGATAAGACGAAAGTGAACCCGAAAGATCAAGCCGGTTTGGCTAATGATATTTATCAGGTCGATGTGCGCAAAGTTGCGTTGCCTTTGTTTCAAGATGCCTGTGTCCGTGCTGCACGAGTGGAGCGCGAATATCTGGAAGAGTCGGTGAAACGACTGAAAGCAGGTAAGCCGCTTCTAGATTGCATGGATCATGCAAAAGCCTTTTATTCAGAGGCTTTCCGTAAGAAAGTGCAGGAGATATTCACACCGGTGGTGGTGGCATGTTCTCAGGTAATGCCAGAGGGTCCAGGGCTTGACGTTGAAAGATCTGTGCACGGCATTGCCAGTAATTTGTCAGCTCGGTCAACCGAATGGCTTAGCACTTTCGGCTCAACCGAAGCAGTAGAGAACTTTTGCAAGCACTTCCTTGAGCCGATGGCAAAAAACAATGCTTCTTATGCGCTGGAGAACTTCTTAGAAAAGGCAGGGGGAAATCATGTCTAACGGTCTGAATATTTGCGGTTTTAGCCATTCACTGAAAGCAGCCGCTGATCCCAAAGTTGAGAAGAAGAAAGACCAGATCAGCGGATACTTCGCTGTCTATGGCACCACCTCTGAGCTTATCTGCGGTTACAAGCGCTGGAAGTGGGAAGTAGGCTGCTTTGATGAATCGCTTGCCGATGATTCCAAAGAAATTTACATGCTCAATCAGCATGACTGGGAACAGGTTTTAGGAAGACGTTCTAAGGGCACTGCCAGCTTCTCAGCTGATTCAACAGGACTTATGGGTGTCTGTACGCCGAATATGGAAAAGCCGATAGTTCAAGGCTTGATGGCAGACCTTGCACGCGGTGATATTGATGCTGGCTCTGTCGGTTTCTTTGTTCTTACAGATGATTGGAGCTTGGAAGACGGCTATGACATCCAGCACTTGATGAAGGTGCAGCTGGAAGAGTGCAGCCCGGTCACGCTGCCGCGCTTCACATCGACTGACGGGCTTGTCTGCATCATGCCTGCATCGCTTCCGAAGGATGAGCAAGCGGCCCTGAGACGCGCTCTTAATCGTGCATCGCGTGACCTGTCATGGATCAACCAGGATGACCGGGAATTGCTTCGTGCTCACCGATCAGAACTTGAACCTAATCTGACCGCCAATCTGGTGGCAGCTCTTGATCGTCATGGCGTGCCTTCACGCACTGTTACCGGTGGAGATTCCACAGAGCCGGTGAACGTGATTGCACCGATTACTTTGACTGAGCAGGACAACCAGCTTAGGGTTGCGAAGTTGCTAAACGATCTGTATAGCATCTAAAAGTTAGAGCTTCAATCTCTTAAAAGTAGAATTCTTGTAGCACCGGTGGCAGTGGCACGAGCCGCTGAACTGGTCAACGTTGAAATAGTGGCTAGGCCTTATTTGGCGTGACGGATTATCCCACCGGGTAAGCCGCCCGTTTGGCGTGCTTGCCGCAAACTTTTAAGAGGTGAAACATGGACTTAGAACAGTTGATGAAGCTTCTGGCTGAAGCCAGAGCTGCAAGAGAAGCAGCTTCTGCCAAAGTGAACGAATTGATCGCTAAGGCATCGAAGGCTGATTATCAAATTGATCAGGCTGACGTTGATTTGCAAAAGGCGCACGAATCCCGCGTGAAGCAACTCAGAGACAGCATTGCATCGCTTGAGACTCAGATTGATGACTTCAAGAAAGATCAAGAGCGTGCAGGTAAGTCAATCGACAAGCCGATTGATCCGCCTAATCCCGTGAATGCTGGCAAGAAAGATCCGCACATCACAACCAATGAATTGGATGAGTCGGGCGGCTTCAGCTCGCTTGGTGAATTCATGGTAGCGGCTGCAAAATCCACCAGACCGGGACACATGGATGAGCGCCTGATGAAGCTGAATAAAGCAGCAGGCGATACCAGATTGCTGAATGATGGCGCCTTCATGATTCCGAAGCAGCAAGCCACAAGCATTCTGGAAACAGCCTGGCAGACCGGTGTGATCACAGCCAGAATTCCGAAGACAGAGATCACAGTCGGCAATACATTGCACTACCTGGAGATGGATGACAAAGATCTGTCTGCTGGAAAAGTGGCCGGCGGTGTGGCAGTTGCTTGGCAGGATGAAGGTGACGCCCTCGCTGCAACCGGCTTCAAGCTCAACCCGAAAGAGTTGAATCTGAAAGAACTGGGCGCATACATTCAAGCCACAGACAACATGCTTGAAGATGCTCCAGCTTTTGAAGCCACCGGCCGCCGGATGATCGACAAAGCGATCTCTTATGAACTGGACAAAGCGGTGCTTTATTACGATGGCTTAAATAAGCCAATGGGCATGTTGCACGCCCAAAATAAAGCGCTCATCACCGTCGCCAAAGAAACTCAGACAGACAAGCTCTGTGCAGAAAATTTCAACAAGATGTATGCACACCTGCCTGAAGATCTGGTTGATGGTGCTGTGTGGGTGCTTCACCCACAAGCCAAGGAAATCTTGCCGCTGTTGAACAACGCGGCCAAGAACCTCACGGCAGTCTATACCGGACCCATGATCGGTTATGACGGCAAGCAGACCAGACCAACGATCCTGGGTATTCCGGTTGTGTTCCATGCCTCTGCCAAGGCTCTGGGATCACTGGGTGACTGTGCACTAATTGCACCGTCTGAATACACCATGATCGCCAAAGGCGGTCTGAAGGTAGACATGTCCATTCATGTTCAGTTCTTGAACAGCAAGACTGTCTTCAGATTCCGCATGAGAATCAACGGTAAGCCTGCTTGGTCGGCACCGATGACGCTTGAAAATGGCGGATTCCAGCTTTCCCCCTACATCATTCTCCAGGGCGGCCGCTAGTTTCTAGCGCTGTTCCTTGAGTGTGATTTTTTTAGAGGAGTAAAACAAATGCAATTTGAACGATTTGCCACGCTTCAAGCGCTGGCACCTAACGCGGATGTTTTTGACACCGGCTTCACAACCCCTGGCTTTAACATCTCCAACTATGGCCGGCTGATCTTTATCTTCAATTACAAGAAGATCCTGACCACCGGTCAAGGCAAACTGGTCATGAAAGCGGCAGACAATGCCAACTTAGACAACCCGGTCGCGATTCCCTTCAAGTACATCACAAAGTTGGCTGAAGTGGAAAGCGCGATCCAGGATGCAGTTGCAGCCAACGGTGTTAGCACCACGCCTAATACCGAACAGCTGATCATCATGGAAGTAAGGCAGGCTCAGTGCCCAGACAATAAGCCGTTTGTGCATATTGTCGGCACCGAGTTGGTTAACGACCCGGTTAAAGGCAGCATGATTGTGCTCGCATTTGAGCCGCAAGTTGCACCGAAGCCGGTCCTGCTCACATAGAGCTTTCCCTCCTGGGAAGCATCACGACACACAGAGAGAAAGGGGGCATCACGCCCCCTGGATCTCTTGGAGTATAGGCAATGAAACAACATAGATCGGTAATTAAAACGGGCATGATCGCTGGACCGTGCATGACCTTTGCAGACATGCAGGCTCATTCCCGGATGGATGGCACGACAGAGCAGGCGCTCATGGACGATTATCTATCCGCTGCTGAGTCTTATGTTGCAGATTTACTAGATTGCAGTTTCTTGATCCAGGAATGGACAGCAAGATATACAGAGTTTCCGCTCAATTATGATCGCCGTCTTCCCAATACTGGCTTTCTGGCTACCAGTCTCTTTAGGCGTGACGGCAGGCTCTATCTTCCTAAAGGTCCGGTAGTGTCAGATGTGGTGCCTACCATCACTTATATTGACACTGACGGTGTTGAGCAACCCCTGACAGACTTTCAATTTGATCCTTATTCCACCTTTGCTGAGCTGGCACCGGCAGCGGGTTCTTCCTGGCCGGAAACTCTCTGTGGTGGTCTCAATAACGTGAAAGCGATCTTTCAAGCCGGAATGGCAGCAGCTGCCGCTGATGTAGACCAGAAGTATAAGCAGGTCATCAGACTGCTTGCCGCTCAATGGTATGAATTCCGAGTACCTCTTATGCCCGGTGACCTTCAGTCGATGGGTACGCCTGGGGGCTTCGATCAGATGGTGCTCAATCTCAGGCGCGGTTCCTAATGGCTTCGATTACACCACGAAGGATGATCGATCCTGGTGCTCGTGACCAGCAGATCGAGATCAAGATCTCAGAGATGGTTAAGAGCGCTTCTGGTGCTCTGTCGAAAGAAGCCGTATCTAGTCAGAGCGCCTGGGCAAATGTCAGAGAAGTGAAAGCTCAGACGGACAGAGAAGACGGAATGCTTTTGTCTTCCGGCATTGCAGTCTTTGTGATCCGTTATCGAAGAGACCTAAAAGAATCAGACGTGATTGTCTGGCGTGGTGTTGAGTTTTCGGATCTCTCTTTTGCCTCAATTGGGCACAGAAACGAACTGCTGGAAATTACCGGCAAGAGAAGGAAGGGCAAGAACAATGGCAGTTAGTTGCACTATGAACATGTATGGCAGCAGAGAGCTGTCTGAAGCCCTTCTGAGCCTTCCTGGTCTGTACAGGAAGCGCATTGTGTACTATGCCCTAAATAAATGCGCTGGCATCGTGAAGGCCCAGGTGATTCAGAACCTGGTCAGCATGGGTCTGGTGAAGACTGGCAACCTGAAGCGCTCGATCAAGATCGCACCAGGCAAGGTGGATAACAAACAGCTCCAGGCTTGCGTGCTTGTCGGACTTAGAAAGATGTCGAAGACTAAGAGGATATTCGGCAAAGCTGCCAGGAAATCTCACGCGGCAACCATCAAGCAATTGAAGAAGCTGGGCAGCGTCACGGCTTTCTATGGTGCCATCCTTGAGCGTGACTGGATTCACAAAGGCAAAGGCGGTGGCAAGCTCATCAAAGGCAAGCACTTCATGAGCAGAGCACTGGAAGTCACCCGTGAAGCTGTCGTGAAAGTCTTCGTGCAGTTCTTGCGTGACAAGCTGCCTGAGATCATCCGACAAGTTCAAATGAGAGGCAGAGGAAGGGCAGCATGAAGATCAAAAAACGGCCGCCCCTGGGCGCTCATATTTACTTCTGGCTGACCACTGATGACACCTTCAGCGCCCTTGTTGGTGACCGGTTCTCCAAAAATCAAGGAGAGCAGGACATCACACCACCGATGGTGATCTATGACATCGACATAGTGAGCGGTGAGAGTGACCTGGACGGTCAGACCGGTGACTATGACGCCACTGTCACCTTCAATATTTGCGCCCGCACAGACGATGAAGGGAAGTGGATAAGTGACGCGATCCAGGATCGTTTAGTTGGTCATTCGGGAACAGTCGCAGGCGTGGAAATCACCGAGTGTACCTTTGATTCGGACATCGAAGATAAGTGGTCTGAAGTAGTTGATGTTTATCACCGGATACTTAGTTTGTCTGTCAGCTTTAGAAGAGCTGAGGCAACTGAGGAGGATCTATGAGAAACAAGAAGCACTTGAGCGCCGCTTTGATGGCGGCTTTGTGTGCCATCACATTTGGTGCGCAAAGCGCTTTTGCTGTTCGCACAGACGTTGCTGGCGTAATTCCTAAGAACATGAACAACGGCACTATCTCAGCCAATGCTGCTGATGTGACGTTGACTGCCGTTGATACAGTCAATAACAACAGTGTCACTCTTGATGCTGGAATGTCTTGCCTGGTGCAAAATTCGGGCGGTTCACCATACACAATTACATTCACGAGTGTGGCGGATCATCTGGGCAGAACTGGTGACATTACCTACACAGTTGCAGCCGGTGGCTTTGCCCTGTTTGGTCCTGTCACTCTGAAGGGTTGGATGCAGACAGACGGAAAGGTCTATTACACCGGCTCTAACGTCGCTGTAAAGACGCTCTGGATTAGACCGACTAACCCGAATATCTAACGGTTTTCTTTCATCCAATAGGTAGTTACTGGCGGTGCCGGTTGGCAGCCGCATAGGAAGGAGTTTGCAAAATGGCAACGAAAGCAACAGGCGCAAAACTTAAGAGACAAAATACTTACGCCTCTGACGGTTCCGGCGCATACACTCAGATCACCAAGGCTAAAAATATTCAGTTCGATATTCAGTGGGAAATAGAAGACACTTCTGATCTCGATCTGGTGTCCGACTACACGACAAATGAAACCACCGTGAGAAGTATTCAACCGGTGACTTTTGATCTGTACTTTGAACCAGCCAACGCAACACATGATGAAATCACAGGTTTGATCTCAGACTTTGTGGGCGATGTATTGCGCTTCTGGCAAGTTCAACTGAGAACCGGAAAAGCCAGACAGTTTGAAGGCAAGGTCACTGGCATCTCTGAAGCCATCCAGGCAAAGGGATTGATCATGACTCGTGTGACCATCACACCACGCGGTGCCGTAACTTACGCAACAGCTGCTTAAGTCTAGTTAGTTGGTTGAAGGTAAATGCTGCAAGGGCAGCCTAGAAAGGGGGAGAACGATGAGTAAGAAGGTGATAAATCTTGAGGCTCTGAATAGTCTCAATGATCGCGAATTCGCTACTGTAGCAACGAAGTTTGGCATATTCAGATTGCAGACTTTGACGGCGGCTGAAATCTTTGAGACTGAGCAATGGGCAGGCAAGAAGAACAAAGAAGCCGAAGAAGAAGGGCTTGATAGTGTCGGCTACGAAGGTGCGTCTCTGGTGGCGATGCTAGTTGATGAAGACGGTCACCGTCTATTTCCGCCTAGCAAGATCGAAGAAGGCTATCAGCGGTTATTCAATCTGAGTATGCCGGTGAATAATGCGTTGATTCGTGCTGCTCGTGATCTTCACAGGTTGCCTCAAGTACAGGGCGACAATGAGGAAGTGATTGAGGAGCTTGCAAAAAACTCAGAGACTCCCCCAGACTTGATCTCTTCATCCTTGCCGGAAGGCTCGGAAGAGTTGACCCCGATCAGCTAATAAAAGAGATCCCTTCAGTCAAGCTGTGGTTTGAATGGCGGGCCGTAGAGAAATTGATCGGCACCGGGCAACAGTTTCAGAGAGAGATGACTGGCACCATCTGTGAAACTATCCACCAGGTGAATACCGAATCAGACAGGGAAACCCCCTGGCACTTCTTTACCGGCTCGCCTTTCGGTCTTCGGTGGGAGTCTATCAAAGAGCGCACAGAGCGCTTCTTGAAGTATTTCGGGAAAGACAGAAAGACTTTGCGTATGCAGGAAGCCATTGAAGGTTTCAATGACCTGATTGCAGACGCAACGCTTACAAAAGCGCAAAAGGTTGACATAGATAATGGCGAGGAATGACACTGTTGGAGGCATCACGCTTGAGCTGAAGGCTGAGCTTGCTCAATTCACTTCAGAAATCAAACGCGGTGAATATCAGCTCAGGTCAACCGCCAAAGAGATGCAGCGCTCACTTCAGAGCGTGGCAAAAGAAACAGAGCGGACCCACAACAGCATGGTGGGTCAATTCCAGAAGATCAGCAGTGCTGCCCAGTCATTGAGCAGATCAATGGCGGGCGTCTTTGTCGGTGTCAGTGCAGCTGCCATGGTGCGGGAAGCATCAAAGCTGTCTGACACCTTCTCTGGTATCAACGCAAAGATCAAGGTTAATACCCAGTCGCAGGCTGAGTTTAACCAGGTCTTTAATCAACTCTATGACATCAGCCAAAAGAACCGGGCATCTTTTGAAGATTCGGTCACGGCTTTTCAGAACATCACATCTGTTGCCAAAGATATTGGTGCCAGCTCTACCGATATTTTGAAGCTGACTGACATTATCCAGAAGATGGGCAAGATCAGCGGTGCCAGCACCCTGGACATGGCCAACGGTCTGAGAGGCTTCACTCAGGCTCTCTCTGATGGCAACGTCCAGGCTGATGAATTTCGCCAGATCACAGACAACCTTCCTGCTCTTGCTGCACAGATTGCTTCTGCTGCTGGTATCTCGCTTGGTCAGCTCAGGAACCTGGTCAAGCAAGGAAAGGTTTCATCGAAGGATCTTTATGACCTGACCATGAAGTCTGCAGAAGATGTAGACAAAAAATTCACGGCAGTGACAGCCACCATGTCTGGTGCGTTCCAGCAGATGGAGAACAGCCTGACTGTTGCTGTCGGCAAGATGGATAAGAGCATTGGAACAACCAAGGCTCTTGCAAAAGCATTTGAAGAACTCGCCAAAGGCATAGGGCAGGCGGGCGATGCCTTTGTAAAGTGGAATGAGACATCCACCGGACAAAAGAAGGCTGACGGATCGCCGCTTACCGCCACAGAGAAGTTTACTGCCGACCAGGCGAAGGCATCGCGTGACCGTGCTGCCGGATGGCGTGCTTTCAGCAGGGATGTAACCGATCCTTCTGCTTACTTCGCACAGACCGATATTCACGGTCACCTGGAGATGGGGATCAGTGGCCGGGGTAGCAAGTACCTGCCGCGTGAGCTGGCTGCCAGCAATAAGCAGTATCAGAAAGATACCGGCTGGGACCCAGATTATCTGCCCGGTGCTCAGGACCTTGAAGGATCAAAAGCCTGGGGCACAAATGCTGGCAAATTTAAATTTACTGGCACCGGTCCCAAAGGTGGCGCTGGTGGCAAGAAGTCTGATGCTGAAAGCCGATATGACCGTGAAATAAAAGAGATCACTGAGCTTGTCGCTAAGCGCAAAGAAGAAGCGCTGGAGCTTGATCAGACAGCCAAGGGCATGGACGAACTGGCCCGGCAGTATGACAGAGAGAAGCGGCAAGTTGATAGCACCACGCTTAGTGCCAAGGAAAAGAAAGCGGCGCTCGATTCGCTTGCAAAATCCTATGCAGAGATCCGAAAGCAACAGGACTTTGAGAAGCAGCTGAAGCAACAGAAGGAAGCCGGTAAGGCAATTGATGACTTCATCAAGAAGGGCAAAGATCAGATCGCCCAGGTCGATGAAGAAGTTAAGGGCCGCACCAATCTGAATGCGGCTCTGAAGCTTGAGGCCGAATATAAAGACTTGCTGGCAAAAGGCAACAAGGGCAGCGCTGAAAACGTTGCCAAACTGGACAACGCCCGGCAAGTTGTGGAGCAAGCAAAGGCCAATGCAGTTGCAAAAGATTCCGCTGAAATCTACGGCGAACTCAACGAGAAAACTAAGCAATATAATGCGGATGTTGAAGCTTCGGTCACCGGTCTCAAAGAGCACAGAGAAGAGCTTGAACGGCAGCTGAAGGGTGAGCAAGACATCTCACCATTTATCCAAGCTCGTGGCGAGCTTGAAAAGAAAACAAATGAAATTCTGGAGGAGCAGAGAACCAAGCTTGCTGCAATTGAGCAAGTGCTTTCATACGATCCCGGCAATGTTAAGTCATTACAGGACAAGCAGAATGCAGAAGCAGCAATTAATCAGACATATGAAAAGCGCGCTCAAATACTGAAAGAGATTGCCGCCGAACAGACAGCGACAAAGGCGGCCACCGATGCGCTCAAAGATCAGAAAGACCTGCTCGAAAGCATCACCGGATCATCAGCTAAGTATTCTCAGAAGGTCCAGGAGCTTTCTGACGCCTTTGACCAGGGCAAGATCACTGCCGACCAATATAACGATTCACTGAGGCAGATACACAGTAGCAATGACAAAGCATCGTCTTCTGGTCAGAGTTTTGCCAACACCATAACCGGTGCCTTTTCCAATATGCTCAGGGGCAATCAAAGCCTGAGCCAGAGCTTTAAGCAGCTTGGAATTGACCTGGCTAACCTGGCAGCTAAGCGCTTCTTACTCCAGCCGCTGGAGAAGATGCTGGGCAATCTTTTCAACAACATCAGCAATAGTCTATTTGGTGGTGGCGGTGGTGGTCTGGGAAGTTCTGCGAGCAGCTTGGCTGGTGGCGCCCTTGGTGCCTTGGCAAAAGGCGCAGCATCTAGCTTTGGTAGTGGCGCTGCTGCTGCTACTGGTCCGGTCGGTGCGGTCACTTCCAGTGTGCAACAAGCAGCCCAGAATGCGGTCAGCAATGCCTTCTCTGGTGTCAATTCTGGAAGCATTGGAATTACCAAGCCCATTGCAGCTCTGCCCCTGGTGGCGGCAGATGCTGCTGACATAAAGAAGGCAGACTTTGAGCGCCCGATCCTGGAAGCAGCAAAGATCCAGAATCCGACCATTGCTAAGCCAGAATTCAACCTGTCTCAGTTCACCGAATCCCGGCACAAGAAAGATGCTTTCTATGATGCCACCTTCTGGTTGGCAGTCTTCAAAGAGATTGATATTGACCGCGGCTTCTTTAAGACTTCCTGGTTTGACACATCGAGCTTCAAGAAGCCTTTGCTTGACAGTGCCACGATCAAGAATGCCACCATAGACGGTGTTTCAGGCTTAGGCGGCAGCGCTTCTGGTGGCGGCTTCGGCAGTTTCCTGGGGCAGCGTGTCACTGGTGCCATTGACAGTATAGGTAATGGTATTGTCACCAACGCATTCAGCAAGCTCTTAGGCTTCGCTGGTGGTGGCATGTACAGCCCAGGCATGGGTGCTGTCCAGGTTGGAGAACAAGGCCGTGAGTTGTTTTTTCCTGGCACTGCCGGATACATCATGAATAGTGCCATGAGCAACATGTGGCTGGCAATGCAGGGCATGGCGGGCGGTAACCCCTGGCTTTCTGGCGGTCATGGTGGCGGCTTCGGTGCCGGTGGTGGCGGCTACTCACCCATGATGCCAGGCGGTGGTCTCGGTGCCGCTCCAGGCTCCGGCAACATTCCGACTGTTTCTTATACCGACTATGCACTGAGTCAGGGCATGGGAATGAGCGCGCTTGCGGACCAAGCCGAAGCAGATTTGAGAAGTGGCAAGCGTCAAGACTATATCCAAGTCAAAAACATCCGCGATCAAGCCAATCTGTTCATGGGCGAAGCGATGAGCCAGCGTGCGACAAGCCGCTTCACTCAGACGAGCTTCCGCGCCGATCAATTGCCGTGGATGAATATCAACACACTGAGCAAGAACTCAGGCGTCGATACGACACAGTGGCTGCCGCAAGGCGTCGGACAATACAACAATGGCCAGCTTTGGGGTGGCTTCCAAGCCTTTGGCAGCGGTGAAGGCAGCGAAGGCGTCGGCGTCGAATCGTGGAGCAATGATCCGCCTCCCGGTATCCAGCAAAGCTCGTTCAATACTTCCCGTGGAAGCGTTTACTACACGCCTGGTGCCGGCGGCTCGATCACACAGATGGCAGCTATGGGTGGTGGCAGATGGGGTTCTGTCGGAATGATGAACGCGCCCAATGCTACGCCATGGAATGCTAATGGTGGCAATGTGCTTGGTGGTCCTGGTGGCGTCATTCCCAATTTGCCGTTTGGTTCCACTGGCAGTTATCAAAGCTTCGGCGGCAACCTGGCTCTTGGTGGCGATCTTGGCTCTTCACGCTCAAGGTCTACCCTAATTCCGCCTGAAAACTATCCTGATTACATGCAAAGAGTGTATGGGCAAGGCAACCCAAATACAACATTGGCGCCGGACATGGTGCCTGGTTTGCTCACAGGAAACGGATCACACACCACCCTTGCTGACATGCTTAAGGGTATGGAATATATGCAAGCTGGGCGTGTAATGCCGGGAAACAGTCTGCCCTTTCATGTCACCGATTCTTTCGATGTCAGATCGAATAACAGCGGCGCCTTTGGTGGTGGTGACTTCGGCGGCTCGGATATGTCGGGCGGTTTGAACCCGCGTTATATGGGTCCATACAGCCCACAGTATTACAACAACGCGATGAACGGCGCCGCCATATTTGGTGGCATGTTGGGATCGATCAAACGCTATGGCAAGGGCGGCAAGTACAAAGGCAAAGAGCCGATCATGGTTGGAGACATGGGCAGTGAAATCCTCTGGCCAGATTCGGCTGGCTCTGTGGTGCCTAACAACAAGATGAAAGAAGCGCTGTCACCGACCGTGAAGATCACCTTGCACAATGAGACAGGCGTGAAAGCAAACTTAACCCAACAAGTGCAGCCTGACGGCTCTGTGAAGATGTATCTAACTGCAATTGAAAACATGATGAGAGATCCAGGCAATAGTATTCACAGAACCATAAAGGATATTGCAAGAGGGAACTAACCCGTGCCTTTCTCATGGCCTGTGACTTTGCCTTCACCATTGCAAAGTAATCTTACTGGCACCCGACAAAATAACAAGATAGTTTCTCAGCCTGAGATCGGCAGACCACGCAGGCGCAAACGCTTTAGCGGTCAGGTCAAATACTATGACTGTGTGATCAAGATCACCAAGGATCTGCTGGATGACTTCTGGACATTTTATGATCAGCTCAGCAGTGGCACTGATTCCTTCACCTGGACCCACCCGATCTATGGCTCTATTCAGGTGCAGTTCAGTGGTGAAGAAGAGCCGACCGAGACGCACAGCAAAGGCAAGCTCTGGACGATCAGCTTTAAGCTGGAGCAACTACCCTGATGAGAACGATCAACGCAGCGGCAATAGCGCTGATCAATAATCCGAACTGCAACAAAGCCTTCATCTGCTTGATCGAGATCTCGCACCCACAGCTGGACACTCTTTATCTGGCTAGAGATTCGGCTGATGTTGTTTCCAACGGGCGCACCTATACGGCTTTTCCGTTTGATATTGATCTGCTCGATGAGTCGCAGAATGAAATCACCGGCAGCAAGCTCAGCCTGGGCTGGGTAGATTCGTCAATCTTAGACCTGGTGCAGAAGGTCAATGAGACACCGGGCACGGTGGCGGCAAAATGGGTAGTTGAAGGCGACACTAATACGGTGCTCTGGCAGATTGATCCACCTTTGATGATCAAGAAGGCAACTGCAACGGTTAAAAAGGCTGACTTCGATCTGGGGCTTCGGTCTCTGGAAGATGAAGAAGTGCCGGTCTATGGCAAGGGTCCGAACACTCACCCAGGACTTTATGCAAACCGATGACCTGGGCTAATGACTATGTTGGCATTCCTTACACTCACCTGGGGCGCACTGCTGAAGGTGCTGATTGCTACGGTCTGATCAGGCTTGCAATGTTGGAGCAATTCAACATCGACATGCCAGCGCTCACCACAGATAGTGCACACACGCCCAGGGCGCTGGCTAAAGAATTCCTTGCACTCAGGCGGGTTTTCACGAAAGTGGAGAACGCCCAGGAGGGTGATCTGATCATCTTCAAAACGCTGGGACAACCTAATCACGTAGGCATCGTAATAGGCATAGATTCTTATTTCCTGCACACAGAGCCGATGAAGAACGCTTGCATTGAAAGCTGGAAGTCTTCGATGTGGCGTCACGTCTTAGACTCTGTTTGGAGGCATAAGAGCAAGTGTCTGCACAAGTAGTAGCGCGAATAAATCCTTTCAAAGAAGCGCTAACCAAGCTGTCAGTTGATGCTGGCACAAAGGTGAGCGAAGTATTGAAGCAGCTCAAGATCTTGAGCATCTTTCACGCGCTCTGCTACGTCAACGGCAACCCTGTTGATCTTGCTTATGAGCTTCAATCTGACGACCTTCTTAATGTGTGCGCTGTTCCCGGTATCAACAACTATTTTCCTCAGCCAAATGCACCGGCCTATTACCAGCCGCAACAGCCGCCTAAGAATCTGGGGCGCTCTCTCCTTGGTGGTGCCATTGGTATTGGTGGCTTATCGGCCGCCTATTTGCTGAGTCGTTTCTCTGGGCAAAGAACAGCTGACAGCAATGCAACAAAGAATGCCAGCGGTCTTTCTGGATATGTCGCACCACCAGAAAGCATCCCGGTATTGCCAGCGATCACAGGTATTTCAAACCAGCTCCAGCGCGGATCGAAGATCCCTTACATCGCTGGTAAGTACCTTATGCGCCCGTCTCATTCTTCAATGCCCTGGACACTGATCGAAGGGCAGGACCAATATATAAATCTAGCTTTTGATGTCGGCTTAGGTCCGAACATTTACACCAATCATCAGATCGGTGACAAGTCTACTGCCACGATGCCTGAGATCACCAACATTGAAGTGGCTCAGACGCTCACGATCTTTCCTTACGATTATGAAGAGCTGCCGATAGGTGAAGCGGTCACCTTTGCTGCACCGATCACGAAGCTGGCACCACAGCTGGCCGACCAGTTAACCATTGTCCTGAGCTTCGATAATGGCTTGTATCACGCTGTGACTTCGACCAACGCCCAGGGGCAGCAGGTCACAAAGTTCAATACTGCTTCGGTCAACGTCAAGATCGAATATCGCAATACTGCTGGTGGTTCTTTCGTAACTCTGGCCAGCGGTCCTGTTGGCACCAACAGCCAGAAGACTTACCGCTTTCCTTGGTCTGTGAATATTTCCAGAGCTGCACTTTATGAAGTCAGAGTCACCCGGCTAGATGCTGACTCCGTAGATCCAACAATAGTAAATGCCTTCTCATGGACATTCCTTCGTGCAACGCGGTTTGAATCCCCTGTAAAGACGTCTTATGACTCCCAGGGTGTTGTTGTGCCAGCCATGCAGGTTGGTCTTCGTATAAAGGCAAGCAACAACGTCAACGGCAACCTTGATGACTATAACGTCACGGTGTCTCACCAGGTCAGCAAGTGGAATGGATCGACCTGGGGCGCTGCTGTCGAAAGCTCCAACCCGGCATGGATCTTTGTGGACATGCTGACCGGTCCTTTCTTTGACAGCAGGGTCTTGAAGAGTGACCTTGATCCTGATGCCTTCAAAGCCTGGGCTGATTATTGTGATGCCCAGGGCTATAGCTTTAATTACATCTTCGACCAGCCAACCACGCTTTCAGATGCACTGAAGATGGTGGCAGCAGCCGGCCGCGCTTCGTTCTGTATCCGTGACGGCAAGTACACGCCAATTGTAGACAAACCTCAGACGATCATTGCCCAGCACTTCAGCCCGGCAAACTCCTGGGACTACACGATCTCCAGAGCGTGGCCCAGGAAGGCAGAAGCAATTGAGGCAACCTTTGCCAACAAGGATCTGAAGTACGAAGAAGATACGCGCCTGGTCTACTGGGATGGCTTCAGCGCTGCCAGTACCAAGTGCTACATTCAGAAGCTGAGCTTGCCGGGCATCGTTGACGCAAACCTGGTCTATAAGTTCTGCCGCTGGCTCATGCGCACCATGAGACTGAGACCGGTGACGCATGAGATCACCACAGACCTTCAGCAGATTTGCTGCAATGTCGGTGACCTGGTGAGGCTCACTCACGATGTACCGCGCCTGGGTATCGGTGAGGGTTACATCAAGACAGTCAACACAGACGGATCAGGCAACATCACATCTGTTGTGCTCGATCAGTCTGTCATCCTGACCGCTGGTAATGTCTATGGTTTGCGTGTTCGTTGCTCTGATGGCAGCAGCTTCTTTAGGCAGATTGTCACCACGGCCGGTGAGCAGACAACGGTGAGCTTCACTATTCCGATCCCGTCAGCCACTTCACCGAAGCCACAGGTTAACGATCACTTTCAGTGCGGTCTCTACGATAACGATTCAGCACCCATGATCGTTGTGTCGATTCAGCACCAGGCAGATCTCTGTGCTCGGATAACCATGCTGGACTACTCGCCAGACATCTACGCCAAAGAGACCGAAGTTGTACCGGCTTACAATCCGAACACCACAGAAAGAAGTCTTTCCAGATTCGTGGTGCCTAAGCCAACATTTATTGGTATCCAGACTAATGAAGCTGTGCTGGCAAAGCTGCCTGATGACTCTCTGATCTCGCAGATTCTGATCACGATGGAACCGCCAAAGGACTACCGGGTAAATGCCTGGGAGAGCCAATACAAGCGCACTGATGAAGCGAACTATGGGCCGATCTCTCATGTGCCTATCGGTCCAGGCTACATCCTAATTTCCAATGTCGAAGATGGGATTGATTACAACATCCAGGTGAGAGCCTTTATCCCTCCTGGTGCTGAGTCTGAATGGACGGATCTGCCGGTCACGACCGTCATAGGTAAACAAACGCCACCACCGAAGCCACTAGGCTTGGTCTATCTTGCAGAGCGGAACCGGATCAGGGCGCTTCTGCCGCCAATGCCTTTGGATTATGCAGGTTTGCGTTGGAAGGCTGCTATAGGCGATGTACGGCAGTGGGATCTGATCACGACTGTTGTTAATCTCGAAAAGACAGGTGAGCTTGACACTTCGCAATTGCCAACCGGGCTGATCACAATAGGCTGCCGCACTGTCGATGTTGCTGGCAACGAAAGCTCGGATACAACCTGGCTGCTGGTTGACCTTCAGCACTGGGTAGCTAACAACATCTATTTAGAGCAGGACTATCACCCGACTTTCCCAGGCATCCTCACCGGTGGCACAGTTTCTAGTGGAGTAATTCAGGCCAACTCCACAGGCGGCAATTACTGGAATGCGGACAGTGACGGATCGCAGTTTTGGAACCAGGCAGACTCTGATCTGTTTTGGGATACTGGCACGGTGCGCTGTGTTTATCAATTCGATTACACGCCCGATTCTTCATTGCTGGGCAAAGACTATAAGATCGTCATGCGGAATGACATTGAGCTGATCGTTGATGCTGCCGCTTACTTTGTCGAATACAAGCCGGTTGACTCATCACTCTACTGGACAGATGACACAGCACCGTTTTGGAGTCGTGCAAGTGACTCGGATCTTTGGTGGGTTGATAACGGTGTTTGGTTGCCCTGGACCGGTTCACTCGATGGCTCATCCGGTCAGATTACTTTTAGAATCACCTGTTATGAAAGCGTGGTACATCCTGCATTCATCGAGCAGGTAAGCGTCATAGCAGACGTGCTTGATCGTGAGGAGCGCTTTGGCGGCTTGGTTCTTGCCACTTCCGGTGGTGCACGTCCAGACCTGGGCGGCAGATTCATTGCCATCAAAAATATCGCCGTCACTCCACAAGTGAGCGCTGCATCGCCAGACGCTAGAAGCGGTGGATATGCCGACACAGAAGTGAATCCGGGACCGTTGATATTAGCTTATGACTCTACTGGTAGTGCGTGTGCCGGTATAGTGGATGTTGTAATTCAGGGCTACTAATCAGGGTTTCAACATGACTGCTGTACCAGCTGCCGGTTATCCGTCTAACTCTGCCCGCACGCAGGGCGACATAAAGACGTATGAAGAGACAATGCTGACACTCTATAAAGAAGTGTTTGGCGGCTCTCCGAAGCAGACACTGACGCTGGATACAAACGGCAAGATCACGCCGGTTGCTGGTTGCTCTTATTATGCGCTCGATACTTTTGCAGCTGCATCAACAGACCAGCTAGATAACTTCTTCGCAACCAATTTGCGCGATGGTCAGATGATTGCTTTCTGTGGTGCGAATAATGCGCACATAGTCACGATCAGAAACGCCCAGGGCGCTTCTCTTAACTTCGTGCTGTCGGATACTGCCGATTTCCAATTAGAGAGCACCAAAGACTTCATTGCCTTTATTTACTCAACTGGCGGCTCTGGCACCCTGACAGAGCTGTTCCGAAGCGACACTATCAGGTCTGTGCGCCTTGCTGGTGCTTCTGTTGAGACTGTCACCGGTATTGTGTCGGATGCCTTCACGCCTTCGACCTTCATGCACTCTCTGAGTTGTGAAACCGGTACGCCTGGTACTGCTACGGATAACGTCTCTCAGATCGCACAGACAACGCCCTATCTCAAGAATGTGATCATTCACCCTGAGACTGTTGGTGACATCATCTCTGTCACAAATAACACGGGTGGCACTGGCAAGCTCCTCACCAAAGATGGACAAACCAGGCAGCTCACGCACCCTAATGAATTCCTTTGGGCGCAACAAAAGGGCACGACCTGGGAAGAGATCATGAGCTTCCCTCACTTTCCGATTGAGTACATCTTTAGTGGTGGAAGGATCAATAGTTCTAACACTGTTGCAGATTCTGCGGCTGGTGGAACCACCTGCTATCTATTGCCGTTTGGGCAGCATGGCAAATGGCTTAGCGGCCTCAGGGGTAGTAAATGGATACCATCGCCTCTCGATTTTTCTAGCCCGCCTTCGGTTGCTTATCCTAACGTCAAGTTCTGTGGCGGCTGGGTTCATGCCTATCTAGGCACAGACAATAAATGGAACCTTGAAATAGAGCGCTGGGATGGTGGATCGCAGGTTACCGGCTCGGTCTCAAGCGTCACTATCGCCAACCCTGCTGTGGTCACTACCGGCGCCACTCACGGTCTGTCTGTTGGTGACTGGGTGGCCTTCGATGGTGGCGCCGGTACGGCATTCACGGACAGCTCCAAAGGCCTCAATTCTAATGGCACCTTCCCGACTAACTTCTTTAGAATCACTGCCACGCCTTCAGGCACTACCTTCACACTGGGCGGTCATTCTACCAGTGGATTAGCAAGTTCAACCGCTACCTGGTACAAAGTGCCACAGCCAACCGCCTTGGCCTTGAAAGATGGAATTCCAACAAAGACAGGCGATTCAACACGGCGCTGTGTAGGCGGTTTCTACACCGGTTATGTTGCTGGCACTGTGAACACGGGCAGCAATGGATCGATGATCGTTTCTTTGTTGAATCCGATCACGAAGAGTTTTTCGAAGGCGGTTAATGCTTTCACGCTGAATTCCAGTGGCGTTAATATACCGATGCAAGACTACACAAATGGTCTATTTAGAGCGCTTGCGATTGATGTTAACAATTTCCTTCGCATTGAGCACCAGGTTGATTTGACCAATGGAAGCACCTCTTTCCCGACTCTGCGTGTGGCGATTGATAGCCTTGATGGCTCTAATACTTGGAATACCCCGCCATTGCAAGTGTCTACCACCGGTGGTACTAACTGGAAGGCGGCAGCGCCTTTCTCTTATGTTCCCACTCTGGGGATTCATTTGTTTGCACTGATCGGGCAGACAAGCTCTTCTCAAAATAACACTGTTAACACTTCAACAGCATTTTTCACGTTGGCTGTTTAGCAAAGCAAAGAAGGAGATTCTATGAACGTTTCAGATTTTTTGGCATCATTCAAAGAGCCGGCAAAAATTGCAGGCGGTATCATCAACGGTGTCAGCAAAGCTGCCCAGGGCGCAGCTGAAATCAAAGCGAAGTTTGACCTGATCAACACCGACACAGATCACAACGGCTTCACTCAGGCCCAGGACATAAAGAACTCTGTGGTGAAGCTGCATGATAGAGCGGTCGGGCCGACAGCAGTACTGATCAAAAGAACCAAGGAAGATTGGACCGCTGAAATTAGCTTCTATGACACAGAGCTGAAAGTGCTCGGCTCTTTTGTCGGTGGTCTCTTCGGTGAACTTCTGGCACAACACACAGCACCGGCAGCGGTGTCTGAGAATGGAGCTGTATAACCATGCACTTTGAAGCATCAATTGCAATAGGCGTCTTGGTCGTGTCTGTGGTACTAATGCACACGAGGGTTGCAGAATGGATCGTGAATCAGAAACCCACGATCTCAGCACAGGCGAAGATCAAGAAATAGTCTTCTCTGCTGAGCATCACGAGAACTTCGACACCGATAAGGCTAAGTCTTACGTGGTGCTTGGTGCTGGACTGTGCGCATGTCTCACGGTGAGCGCTCTTGCAATCATGCAAGGATACTCAGTGATGAGAGGTGGCCCTGGTATCGGCGTTGATCTCAATCACATCTTGATCGGTTATGCGGCAGGTTTGGCGATGATCTACAAATGGGCCTTTGCCAAAGAAGGTGACAAGTGATCGAAGTAGTCTTTAACACAGGTCTGATTGCCGACTATCAAAAGCTCTGGGACACAATGGTGATCAAACCGGAATTGATGAAGCTGATCCAGCAGCGCGTCAACTCAATCCTGGTCTATCGCAAAAGGTATGAAGCGGTAGCCGCTAAAATCAAGATGCCCTGGTATCTGATCGCCTGCATTCACTCGATGGAAGGCGGGCTGAGTTTTGAGAAGCATCTTCACAATGGTGACTCACTCAAAGCTCGCACGGTTAGAGTGCCACCAGGAAGACCGCACACGGGCACGCCTCCCTTCACCTGGGAAGATTCGGCATACGATGCTTTGATTTACAAAGGCTTCGACAAAATAACCAGCTGGAGCGTGCCCAGGATGCTCTACACATTGGAAGGTTACAACGGGTACGGCTACCGGCAGTTTCATCCACAAGTGAAGTCACCTTATCTGTGGAGCTTCACCACACACTATAAGATCGGCAAGTATGACAAAGACGGCCACTTCGATCCTGAGCTGGTCTCTCAACAGATCGGTGCAGCCGTCCTTTTGAAACTTTTGATGCAGATCAAATGAGCAATAGCTGATCTGGATTCTGTTCTTTGCGCTTCCCTCTTTTCTCTGGGGGGAAGCCTTCGATTCTGAACCATTGGTGACCTTTTGAAATGCCCCAGGTGAACCAGGCATACTCTGTGGCGTCAGGAAACGGGCGCGGATACTGAATATACATATCAGGCGGGTAGGCACCAAAGAGGCTGGCTCTTTCTTTTGTGCCGATGTAATTAAGCCGAAGAAGCATGATCACGATGTCGGCAAATTGCAGAGATCTTCTGATGAAGTCTTCTGCATAAGTGAAAGGCGGGTTGGTGATCAGAACATCGACATGCTTAGGGTATGCCCAGAATTGAAACATCTCTCCAACCGTGATGTTTAGCCGGTCTCGGTCAACGTCAAGCTTCTGCAGTTGCTTTCTGCATTCAGGTCTGATGTCCAGAAGATGCCAGGTCGGATGGTAGCCGAAGGATTCCACAGCTCTGACAATGTGCCCTTCTCCTGCTGCCGGTTCGCACCAGATGCCATCGGCCTTGAATGCCAACTCAGGGATTGCTTGAAGGATAGAATGGGTTGACCATTCTGGAGTTGGGTAGAAGTCTTCTGGGTTGCGGGCTTTGCCCCTGTTGGTGTTGCTCATTCTTTTTCCAGCATCTCTGCTTCTTCAAGGCAAGTCATAGACATGCACCAATTTAGATACCCGGCATAAAACATCATTGCCGCGTCAAAAGGCTTACGAACAATCACAAGATGAATGAAGCCTGTTGCCACCAAGGCGATTGCACAACAAATCCACATAAACCATCTAACAAAAATGCGCTCTCTCAATTCTTCTTTAGTCATAATCTCTCCAATAAAAAGCCGCGCCTCAGAGAGAAGCGCGGCCGGTGTGTCTACTACAATGAGCCGCGGTCTAGTCTGACAAAGAGCCGTCTCTTCTTGATCAGATTGCCCAGGATATTCATAGATTTATTCTCGTCCCAGACTTTATGAGGATCTGTGGCCCAGTAAACTAGATTACCCAGTGCCTGAGCTTCAACTTTGCCAAGTACTTGATCTTCTCCGTTTTGGTTTACCGCGTGCCAGGTTGGAAGAACTATGTCTTCGTTTCCCTTGAGCGCATCGAATGCGGTTTGCTCGTCATTCGACAAAGCGGGGTAATACGGGATTTGGGCTAAGGCATCGCTGCCACCAAAAGCGGTGACCAGGGCTAATGCCAAAAGTTGTTTCTTCATTGTCTTTCCTTTGTTGTGTTGTGTACGGGATTCCAAACTATTCAAAATACACGAAGGCATCATCACCAGGTGCAAGCGAAGACCAGACAGCGTGCCTTATGTCAATGTTCACAGCCCTGATGCCCGTTGCAAGCGCTCGCTGCTGTCTCAGAAGCAGCGGCTTGAAGATCGGCCAGACGCCATGATCAAGACGGCGCTGGATGTCGGCAGCAAGAAGGCACCACTTACGGCAGCGATGAAAGCTGTCTTGGTACTTTGCGTCAAGCCTTGTGTCTTCCGGGAATTCCAAACTGCTCAGGCAATAGTCAATCGTGAAGACGTACTTGTCACCGATCCAGCGCCCTTCTTCTTCTTCTTCAGCTTCAAGGAGATGGTATTCAAACTCGTGACCGGACATGCTCACCATCACTTCGGCTCTCCATAAGGGTATTGAATGCCCAGCTTCTTAGCGGTTTTCTTTCCCTTCTCAGTCAAGGCAACGCAATCAAAGACCAGCCCAGCCCGCTTCAATTCGTCCAGTCTTTCTGAATGCTCCTCTTTAGGAAGATCCAGAAGACTCAAGCCGGATTTAAAAACACCGGGGTGTATGTGCCTGCTGCTGGTATAGCTGAGCATCCAGCAGAATGTCTTCAGTGATTCGGTTCTTCTAGTCACTCCGCTTCTCCTTCCTTGCCGATTTCCTCAAGCTCTTTGTCCATATTTTCCTTGAGTTGTTTAAGTGCAATATGCAGCAATTTGCACATTGATATGCCGTACTGTGCACTCAATTGTTTAAGCACATCGTGAGTTTCCCGCTTTATACGTACAAAGGTTTCCTTTGTCTTCTTGGCTTTCGCGTTCTCAATTTCGTCAAGGATGCTCACTCTCTCCCTTCCGGTGGCTCTGCTTCAATTGTCGCCTTTGCTTTCAGTAGTCGCTCTTCGCTCATATCTGAAGCGTGGATTAGTTTGCTCATGGTTTTATTCTCTCCATCATTGCCTGACCGAAGGCGCCCCTGGTCAGTTCTTCCAGATCAACTTCAAAGAATCCCTGACTGCCTTTGTACGGCACTGCAACATCGAAGCGGATCGGGTTCTCTAACTTCCAGCCAAACCGGCCATAGGCATAGTTGCCCCGGTTGAATTCCTTGTCATTGATCTTCTGGTTTGCGTGCAGCCAGTCTGTGCTCTGCACATCGACCAGATTGACCTGACCGATGATCGCGCCGAAGGGCATATTTTTGATCAGGCAATTGAGTGTCAGTCTCTCAAGCTCCACCGGCTCAAACATTCCTGGCACGCTAACTTCTTTGCGCCTGAAGCAATCAAGGTCTGCTTCAAACAAGGTGCCGTAATGTCTCAGCTCTTCTTTGACCAGGCGCTTTGCCGCATGGATCAAGAGCGGGCCTCTGTAGGATGTATACCAGCTCCTGGTCTCATACTCTTTGGCACCAAATACCACCAGCGATGCCCAGGGCTGCCACAGGCTAATGCACTTCACTCTTCATCCTCCTATACCTTCTTGCAATGTTGAACGTCTGTGTGATGTCTGAAAGCGCATTGTGTTGCCGCTTCCCGTGAATGCCCAGATAAGGGCCGACCAGCTCAAGCTTGTATCGGCTGATTGTGCCGTCTTCGTTCACCCGCTCTGGCATGTTTGGCAGCATCTCTTTTGAATGCTTCATCACGCAGTATCCGGGCGTCTTCACGCAGAGCCGCTCATACAAACCGATAGCATTGAGCCGGGCGCAAATGATCCGAAGGTCATAAGCGGCATTGAATCCAGCGAAGATCAGATCGTCTTCATCCTCATAAGTAATACTGAAATCCAGCCATGCACTCAACACATTTTCTTCATTCGGTTCATTCTTCAGATGCTCGTGAGTCAGCCCGGTCAGGTTCTTCACATAGTCGGAGATCTCAACGTCTGGCGGCAGATAGACATGAGAGTAAAAGACACCACGAACTTTCAGATTCAGGTCAGTCCTGATGCTGGCAAGTTGCGTGATCCTCACATCGCCTTCCAGCCCGGTGGTTTCTGTGTCGGTGAAAAGATACCCGCTCATAAAACTCCCTTGTCCCTTAGAAGTGCAATTCTGAAATCACTCAGCATGTTGTGCATTGTCAGGTCAGTGCGAGTGAAACAAGACTCCATCCGCAAAAATACTTCTAACACTGGTATCAGTGTGTGCTGATGTCTTCGCACCACTTCAGCCAACCTCCATGAGTTTTGTAGTTGCCGTGTAGCTTCTGACCACTCACGATCACCTGCACCCTTTGTGCAGAAGTGATGAGCGGCTTCTTCAAACGTCATCATCTTTGGCATTATTCTGAAACCTCGATTGGTCCTGATGGGTTGACCGTCTTGATTGAGAGCGTCACTTTGCCGTCAATGCACTTCCCTTCACCAAAGGCGATATAGCGAAGTTGCTCTTGGAAGTGCCTGAATTCTTCTTCAGTCACGTACAGCACCCGGCTGGGGTGCACATGTGGATTGACTTTGAAAAACTCTTCCTTGGTGATCTTCTCTGGATTCAGAAACATCATGGGCTGCCGCACTTCACCGGCACCGAAGCTGGCATCAAAGTCACAGTACCAATACTCTTCTTCCTTCTTTGTGAAGCCAGAGAGTAAGCCGGTTATGTCGTCTTTCTCTTGCTTCGGATCGAAGAACAGATCAAAAGTCAGAGGCACAGTCTTCTTCTTAGATGACATCACTGTTTACCTCTGGGTGATGCTTCTGCCACTCCTCAATAATTCGCGCCTTCGTTGCATCATTGAGCGGTTCAGAAGTCACAGTCATTGCCACGATCTCACCCTTCTCATTCAGAACAGGCACGGTGAAGATCTCACCCTTCGGCGGTCTGTAATCGCACATCTTGCGAATACTGAAAGGGCACGTTGCAGAGTACCGATTGATCACAGCACCACAGAAGAAGCCCGTGGTGTGCGATCCGTCAAGCTCTCCATAGTTGTATTTTTCATCTGCTTTGCATTCTGGGCAGCTTGCTTTAGTCATCAGTCTTCCCCGCTAACGTATTCGGCAGCACCAGGCAATTGACCTGTGCAAGACTTGCAGACTTCATCCGCACTGCCAGCGCCTTTCAGCTCATAGCCTTCATCGTATGAGACGGTACGATTGCAGCCCCAGCACACGAAGGCATCGCCGTTAAATAGCTGCTGCTTCATTGGTATGCGCTCTGATACCAGATCACCCATGAATGCAGTCAGCTTGCTCAGCCTTGTCTCAAGCTCTCTGATGATCCCTTCCAGCAATGGCCGCTTCTTCTTCGCAAGCGGGCCGATCAGCTCTTTGCTCTCCAGAAACTTCTTGCACATTGCAAGCTCTTCGCTCAGTGCAACTGATGAATCGACCGGCCGATCCCATTTGTATTTGTGCTCGATCCACTCCAGCACAGTGGCATCTAGTGGCACGTTATCACCGTCCAGTTTGAAGTAAGTCACAGCATCTGCAACCCTGATGGCCAATTCTGAGCGGTCGCAAAAGAACTTCGCCTTAGCACCACCGAAGCCATGATCCAGATCGTCATATGCTTTCTGGAGCTTCGTCAGCGTCTCTTCTGTCGGTGCCTCCTGGTGAGCATCGTTAGCCTTCTTGAAGTCTCTAACCAGGTCATGCCAGACGCCACACCTTGCCACATATTCATCAACGCAGTGGTGCGCATTGGGAGGGTCAAACTTCTCCCTGCAAAAATCACATCTTCCTTCAGTCAAGTGAACTCCTCCCCTTATTGAACAGGCTCGGCCTGTGTTCGTTCTGTCTCACTACCTCTTCTATCTGTGGCCTCACCCTGGCACGCCATTGCAAGAACACGTTTCTCTGTGGACCGCCCAGGGAGATCAGATCGAGACCTTTCAAGATCTCCCTGGTCCGGTTCCTTCTTTCTGCCATCACATACGCTCTGATGATTCGAGCACATCGGTCAGCTTGCTGGTATTGGCAAACAAGCTCACCGAATTCCTTTACCTCGCCGTCTTTCTCAAGCGGCTCTAAAGCGTAGAAGTGATCCAGAAACCACTGCTTGAAGTTCTGAGCAACAACATGCTGGGGCCAGCAGAAGACACAGGTGGCATTCACCACCGGGAAGCGCTCAGAATCAACATACCTCTCACAGTGCTGGCACCGGATCAGGTTGCTGTCTTCTTCTGCCCGCTTCTTCTTTTTCTTCTTTTTGCCTTTGTTTGCAAGCCGCTTGAACTCTCTTGTGAGTTTAAACAGGTGCAATTGCTTCATGAGAGTGTTGGTGTGTATGGTTCCGAAGGGTCTCTGACTTCCATTGTTTGCACTGCCAGATGTGCAGCGCCTTGCTGCCGCCTGAAGTTGTCTAGGTAACGTCTGAGAGCTTCCCTTATCAGATCGCTTCTGGTGCGGTGCTCGTGCTGGGCAATAAAGTCAACTTGCTCAAGCATTGCCGGTGGCAGCGCGATCAGTACTTTCTTAGGCATTTGTATAACTCCAAAAGGTAATTAGTCTTGATAGAAGGCGGCCAGATCATCGACTTGTGTTAACGCCCTGGTCGCTTTCATTGATTCCCATTGATCACTAAGTGCTGACCAGTTTCTGACGTGCAGCTGGTCCGATTTTGAATCTCCTTTATGTTCGTCAAGCACTGCTTGCAGTTGTGTTTCTACGAAGTTCGTTCCTCCTTGCTGTTCCCAGCGGTTTAGTGTCTCCTCTATAGTTGATCTGTGAAGCAGCTCTGGCAGCGCTTCCTGTGCATCAGATTTCAGCATCTTCATCTGCTCGCCCTGCCCCTTGCTGGTGAATTGCTGAGCAGTGGCATTAAACATCGTCCAGATCTTGCCCGTCTCACCGTCTCTATTTTTGGCAATGATGATCTCTGCTTCGCCCTTGTAGATTGATTCTTTCGGGTTGTAGTACTCATCCCGGTACATCATCAGGACAATGGAAGCGTCTTGCTCCAGGCTGCCTGACTCTCTGATGTCTGAAAGTTGCGGGTGCTTGTCCTGCCGTGCTTCAACTGCCCTGGACAACTGGCAGAGCACTCCAACAGGTATGCCGTACTTAGCAGCAGCCTTCTTGATGGTCCTGGAGATCTCGCTTACTTCCAGCTCTCTGGTGGCAACCTTCCCCTTCCCTTGCAGCAGACCGATGTGATCGACATAGACGGCATTAGGCATCACGCCCCGGATCTTCATGTCTTCGATTACTGCCACCACATCGTCACCAGTGGTGATGCCAGCCCGCTGATCCACAATGTGAATAGGCAACTGATTCAGGATTGCTGAAGCCTTATTCAGATCATCGAGATCCCAGCTGTTGAACTTGCCGCTCTTGAACTTCGTTGCATCCAGCCCAGAGATGCAAGCCAAAAGCCGGTTAGTCAGATCCTCTTCGTACATCTCCAGAGAGACGATCAGTATTCTCTGCTCGTAAAGCTTCGCCTGGGCAAGTGCAATATTGAGCATTAGAGCAGTCTTGCCCATACCCGGCCGACCTGCAATGATATTCAGCTCTCCACCGTTGAAGCCAAAGAGCTTTTCGTCAAGGTCATATATTCCGCTAGGTATGCCGGTCACGGCGCCACCATTCATCATGATCCGATCCAGTTTTTCCCTTGCTGTGACAACGATCTCAGAGACCGATCGCGCACCACGTCTAGTGCTGTCATCGTCAATTCTTGTGCTCTCTCTGATGAGATTCGATAAGAGATCTTGTAAGTCTTCATTCTCATAAGCTTCTCTGTTTGTGTGCTTCGTGATTCCGATCAGTTTTCGGCGGTTAGCATCCCGCTTGATCTGTGTGGCGTAATAGCCAGCGTTATCTATTGAAACGGTGGAGCTTTCCAGCTCTGATAGATAAGGTCTGTCTCCAGCTTGCTTGAGCTTCTTCAGCTCTTTCAGCTTCTCTGCCACCGTCAGGGTGTCGATGGGTTTAAGGGATTCCCAGAGGTCTAAAATTGCTGACCAGACTAATTGGTGCTGCTTAACGTAGAAGTCAGATGGCTGGAGTTTCTTGCCGGTATCGAGGAGTGATCGGTTAGCTACAAGAGCCGCACCAATGACCGCCTGTTCTGCCTGCAATGAATGCGGTGGCAGCTGAATGTCTTCCTCTTCGTGTTCCGGCATGTTTCCATCATTCGCCAAAGACTAAAAAATACCTTCCGCCTTCACCGTCTCCAGGGTCTTCATACTTGGCTCGGCACTTCCATTTGTTCTGTTTGTAGAGGGTGCATACCTCTTCAATGGCTGCCTTCTTCATGTATTTGCAGCTCACCCAGACTGTCTTGCCGGGCTTGCCGTCCCAGTTCTCTCCCAGGGCTTTCTCACACTTCAGATAGAGCTTCTCTGTGTCTTCTTCGATCCGCTTCTGTTCTGCTGCCGCCTTCTCTGCATCAGAAAGCGCTTTAGCTGCTGCTTTCTCTGCTGCCTTTGCGGCTTTCATTTCCGGTGAGTTGTTTTTCTTTGCTGTCTCTTCTGGGGTGAGCATCAATCCTCACAGTTCAATTGTCTTGCCGGTCACTTCTTTATGCTTCTCCAGAATCATTTCCCAGGGAATAAGCTTGACTCCGCACGGTGGCCAAAAGATGACCATTCCCGCTGGTGAGAACAGGATCACTAGATTCTGTTTGTCCAGCTCCGCCTTGATGCTCGCTGCCGTCACATCTGTCAGGTGCCTGACGCCCGACTCTGCCGCCTTTGGCAAACTGCTTGCAAAAGCAGGAGCTAAGCCGACTATCAGCACAGCAAGCGCTGTGAGTGTTTTCTTCAACATCTTCTTCAATCTCCAAAAGGTAAATCTGATTGGTGGCATATCTGGTGATAGCCATCAGTTGCCGGGCTCTCTTCTGTCTCATCGATCTTTCTTGCTCAAGCTGCTGCTTCAGCTCTGCAATCTTTTCATTCAGCTCATGCACGGTCACATGAAGCTCTTGATCCATAATGCAATCGCGCCCAGCGTGCACAAAGTGAATGACACCTGCTGTGTGATTGTCGAATTGGCGCGTGTATGACTCTCCACACGCTGGGCACTTTCGCATTGTTTGCTTTCTCTCTTTTCGTGTAAGGCTGTCTACTTCTTCTTAGCTTTTGCAGCGGGCTTCTTGGTCGTCGCTGCTTTCTTCGGCTTGGCCGGCTTCTTATCCGGCGCGGTGCCTTCCGATGGTGGCAAGGTCTCTACTTTGTCGATTGCTGCCGGTTCGTCTTTGAAGGCTGACAGATCGTCTTCTTCCGGCTTGAGATAGCTGTCTTCCCTGGGCGTCTGATCTTCTTCAGTCACAAAGAACGGATCGGTCCTGGTCTTCACCTTGCCGGCCTTCTTGCCTTTGCTCTTTGCCTCTTTCACGGTTTCTTCCATTCCTGGAAAAACACCTTGAGACTTCTCAGCAACTTCTCTGACATGTTCGTCTTCCACTTTCTTGGCTTCGGCTTCTTGTGCTGCTGCACGGTCAGCTTCCTTGTCCAAAGTTTGCTGATTCTCTGCCGACAAATGCGGGCGGGCCATCCTGCCGTAAGCGTCAATCCTGTCGTCAATGTCTTTGATGCTCGGATTAGCAGTGCCTTCGATGGAGAACTGATCCACGACTGCCAATCTCAGGGAAGCCATGATCCAATCTATGTCTGCATCACAACCCTGAACTTCCTCATTGAATTCTTTCTTTAGTGCAGTGCGCTTGCTTTTAAACTCAGAATCGTCAATGTCTATTTCCGGTGCGTCTTCGTGCAGTGCTCTAAATTTACGGCGGGCGCTCTTTCGCTTCGCCTGCCTTCCTTGAATCTCGATGATCATCTATTTCACTCCAAATGTTTTCATGTAAGTCAAACCAATTGCCAGAGCTGAAATCTCATGGCTCACGATTCCCTTCAGCACTCCTGAGAGCTTGCCTTTGATTAGTGGCACGCCCCAGTGATAAGCGCATTGCTCTTTGATGTGCAGATCCTTGACACCAGAAGCGGTGCCACAGAGAGCCATCTTCACATCGAGTCTCATGATCTCAGTGAAGGGTATATTTTTGTCTTTGCAGATCCTTCTGAACTCACCAAACCATTCAGCAGTGTCATAAAGAGAGCGTGAAGCGCTTCCGTAGTTGTCTAGTTTTTCGCACGCAACATGATCGATCTGCTGTGACTTCTTTAGGAAATCTGCAAAAGCATCGTTTCTGTCTATGCCGTGACCGACCGGGGCACCCTTGATGCCTAGCTTTGTATTCAATGCCACCCAGCCAGATTCATAAGTGCCAGGGTCGATACACAACAGATTCATCAGAATTTTTTAGCGCTCACGATTGCAGTAGTGCCGATATTTCCAGCAGAGCCTAAGCCTGCCATCAGTCCGTTAAAGCCGCTCGACTCCATCCACTGACCAGCTCTCAGGGGGTGCTGGACTGGAAAAGTCAGCCGGTGAAACGTATGAATAGGATGCTTCACCATAAAGAACGGGCCACGGTATAAGGCCTTTATTCTCTTGTGCTTCTCCACTGCGATCACCGGCTTCTTCGGTGGTGGCGGTGGCGGCAATGGGGTTGTGGGTGGCTTCTGCTGAGCGCTTGCTGGCAACGAAGTCACCAATGACAGAGCAATGATGATCAGTGCAGTTCTCATTCTGCCTCTCTTCCCTGTTGTGCAGGATAGCTAGTGTGATGTGTGGCTCTTGATACATCGGTGCTTACTCCTCTACGTCTTCATCTTCCGCTTCATCAACACCACGAGTGGTATCACGCGGGCGGCTGAAATATAGCTTAGGTTCACCGATTGGATCTGGGTCTTCTATTTTCCAACCAGGGAATTCAACGCCCGCTTCAACAGCTATTTCACATGCGCGGTAATCTATGGAAATCGACTGCTGGAAGCAGTTCACAAACAAAGCAATCTGCTCAGCCGTTAACGTGTGCATGTATTCATTCAGCTTCTCAGGAGCTTTTGAAAGCTCAGTGATCCACTGCTTAAAGCCGTCTTTGTCTTTGCATGTCGGACCACCGGCAATAGGTGAGCGCTTCACGGAACACCAACCCAGCTTAATGGTGGCTGGCTTGTAATAAACCTTTCCGCTCTGGCTAACCCTTCGGCGCTTTGCCAGCTCCTCTCTGAGCGGGCCTCTCAGCTGTGACCAGTAATTGCCGTACCAGCTCGCTTCTCTATCTGCCAGCTGCTTCATGTCGGCTTCATGTTCGTTTGTTCTGGTCTCTTGAAGTGACATGGTTGCAGCAAGGTTCTGAAAGACTTGCCTAGCTGTGTACTTGGTTTCATCCCAGGGATTAACAACTTCCATCTGGAGAAGATCCCAGACGCGATCTTCACAGTTCATATTGAAGAGCGCTGCATTCTTTGCTTCTTGCTCTTTGGTGGCTTTCTTGATCGCTGCTGGTGAGCAGTCATCAAGCTCAGCAATAATGGCCGCTATTTGATTAAAGTGCTCTTCGGTCAACTGTGAACTATCCGGTGCCAAGGCACGAGCATAGCCAGTCAGGTCATCCTTTTCATAGCCTTTCTTGATCAGCTGATTCTTGAGCTTTTCCCACTCCTTGATCCGTCTCTCTGGCGTCAACTCTTTCGGCTTCGCTGCCTTCTCTGGCTTTTCTTCTGGTGGCGCGGCTGGTGGCACTTCTGCAGCCAATGCCGGCGGCGCATTTTCGGGCGCCTGTGCAGCTTTCGGCTTTTGGTTTTTCTTGGTCTTCTTTGCCGCTTCTGCCGCTTCCTTCTCTGCGATCTGAGCCTTCAGCTTTTCGATGTGCTCCCAGGTAATGCCGGAAATCTCAGGCGCCTTCATGCCTTTCGGTTCCTTCATGTCACCACCAAGACCCCTGATATGGGCAATCATGCTGGCTCTAATGATCTTCAGATTCAGTGCTTTTGTATAAAGCGGTTCGTACTCAAAGTAAGAAGGCGGGCGCTTTACGATTGATAGTTGTTGCGGTTCTTCCGGCTCACCCACACCGAAGACTGCCAGGTCATTTAGTGTCATGACGCTGCTGCCTCCTCTCCGACCGGCGGCCACTCGGTGCCAGGTTCGTTCTCACTGAACCAGACAATGGCCTTCTTGTATTCGCCTACAGTGAAATACTTCGGTATCTCTGAAGCTTTGGCGACTCGTGCATGACCGGCCATCTCTTTGGCAATTTGTGCGGGTGTCCAGCCAGCAGCCTTGCCAACTTTCATGATGTCTTTCAGCTGGTCTTCTGTGACGATCTTCAGGTCTTCCGGATCTGGCAGCTCTGGATCTTCATCGTCTCCGAAGAGTGCATCAAAGTCTGCATCATCCTCTTGGGATTCGCCTCCCACACCTGGTGCATGTGTAGCCGAATCCAGAGCCGTCTCCTCTGAATTCACAGTAGTCTGCACAGACTTTCCCGGCTCTTCACCCTGGGGGCCAGATTGTGACGCTTCGGAAGGTGCAGATTGTTCCTTCTCTGAAGCAGGATGTGGTGTGGCTGAGTTGGATGTTTCTGCCACAGGTTCCACAATAGATGATTCGGCCGCGGGCTTTCCCACAGGAGCAACTGAAGACACTGCCTCGCTTTCAACTTCTACAACGTCTTCAGCTTGCTCTGTCTCTGCGGTTTCCGGTGCAGCCGGTTCTGTTGCGGTCGTTGGCTGCACTGCACTCAGCAAAGGCTTTCCAGCCTGGCCGAATACATCTGTTATCGAAGGCTTCGGCGGTTCCGCTTCACCTTCCAAAGATCTGACTATTGTGCCGTCACCGTCTTCTGGTGAATCGGCGGAAAGACCGAAGCCTTTAAGCACAGAGCGCCTGTGTGCTTTGGTTTCAATCTTCATGAGCGCATTGCCCAGGTCCTGCCCTTTCACACCGGTGATGTCCAGGTAAGCTCTTCTGGTTTCCGTCCTGCCGTCTGCTTTCGTCATGGTGCAATCGACATGTGCCAGAGTGGTGCCGTTGATTTCGACAGTGCCATAATTGGAAAAGGCAGTCTTCGCCCCCCGGCTGTCTTTCATTTGGGCGGCGCATTCATCATTGTAATAAGGCACAACCTTGTTGGTGGTCTTGTTTTTCAGCAGGTCTATGCAATGACCTTCAACGCCCAGGCGCTTCTTTTCCCACTGGAGAAAAGCCAGTTGATGTGCCGGTTTCATCGCGCTAATGTCCTGTGTCAGCATGAACTGCTGCACGGCAGCTTCTTCCAGCTTCACGGTGATCTCATAGTGATCGCGCTCTGCCAGCGTGACTTCACGCTCTGCCGGTGTGACCGTCAATGCCGTGCCTGGCTCTTTCGTCTCTTCTGAAGAAACTCCAGAAGCCTTTTCTTTTGCCAGCTGAAACGCGCTTTTTGTCTCTGTCATGTTGCTCTTTCTCCTCACGCTTTCGGCGCATGTCTTTGAGTATCTCCAGCTCACAGGTCAGACAGCCCTCACGCTTCAACGTGTGAGGGTAGAGACCGGTGTGCTGCACTAAGTTATCTTGATCTGTCCCTTGTCTCTTGCTCGTGACCACTTCGGATCGCTCCTTTCCACATTGAGATAACGTCTCTGAACTAGGTGCCGTTTGTTTGCTCTCACCCAGCGGTCTGCCTCATAGAAGCTAGACAGCCAGCCCACTACCTCAAAGGGCGGGGGTTTCTCCTTCATGCTCTCCAGGGTTCTCTCTTCTGCAATCAAAAGCAATTGCTTCCCGTTGTTGAAGAGATTTGAGAACAGCCTGGTGTTTGGATTCTCTAACACGGCAATACTCCTTGAGCGGTGCAGGTAGCGGCTGATCTTTATGAATCGCTCTGAACTTGTTGAAAAACTTTGTGTATGGAATGCGGCCGTCATGTATCCACCGATCCACATCTTCACGGCTGAAGGGCACTTGAGGTGTGCTGTGTCGCTCGGTCCATTGAGCTGGCATCAAGTGATCGGCTTCTTCTATCTGCCGCCTGAAGTTGCTAATCCTCATCCCTCTTTCACCACAGCGGGCAGCTGCTTCCTTGGGAAGCCTGCCTGATTGAGCAGGAGATTGACCGAACAAAGGAAGTGAAATTCTGTGCTAGCTTCGGCGTTGCTGCCTAGATCGTCTAGCTTTTCGCGAATGGTTAGCAATGCAGTTCTTTGCTTGCTAGCTGCTTCTGTTTCCTGGTGGCTTGCTGTTCTCAGGTTGTCCAGCTGCTTGTTGGCCCATTCCAACTGATTGCCCAGGCTCTCAACCTTCGCCCTCAGCTCATTGATTTGCTTGCCGTCTTCGTAGATGTTGACCGTCGCCCCTGTGCAGACTGTCATTGATATTGGTGATCCGAACATATAAAACCTCACGCTAAAGCCGCACCACTCACGGTGCCTAATTGTTTCCAGTCCAAAGCAGTGGAACAGGTTCAGTGTTTATAAGCCTTCCACAGCACTTGTCACACGCTGCTTCTAGCCCTGTTCCACAGGTCAGGACTAGCTGAGGCTAGTCTCTGCCGCTGCTGGTATCGAGTCTGGCAGCACTGCTTCTGGCTTGTCTTCCACCGATGTGATCGCCACAAAAGGAATGCCGGTGTTTGTCTTTCCGATCTTGTAATTGATCCGCTTGTTTGTAAGGTTCTGCACCAGCACTGGTGGCTGGGTATTCATCGCGCTTTGTGCAGATCCCCTGAATACTCTCTTAGTCATGCTCTCCTTAACTGCTTCAGATAGGGCGTCAGATCGTCGCCCGCATAGTGATAACCCTTCAGGTGGAAGCTATGCGGTGAGCGCTTTGACTTCGGCTCAAACTTAACGCACAGCTTGGCCCCAGTCGGCAAGCATTGCAGCTCGCCACTGTATCCAGTCGGCACAGATTCAAGCATTCTTGCCAGCTCATACCGGCCAACAATGCGCTCAGCTTCGCACCTGGTGATCCTTACGCTGTCCATTACTCATCAGTCTCTTCAACTTCGACTTCAGACGTGGTGTCTGTGTCTTCTTCTTCCAGGTCCCAGAGCGATTCATCAAGCTCATTTTCGTTCTCTTCATTCGGCGCCCGGTACTCAAACTTTTCCTGAGCTACCTCTTCATCTTTTGCGCTGATCGGCTTGGTGCTCCGGTATGTTTTCGTGATGGTCTGAGTGACTGTCAGGGTGGCTTCAAATTTAGGCATCGTTCTTTCTCCTTGTCTCAACCATGCAGGCAAAACTGCACGCTAGCGCACGCCCTACCACAAGCATTATTTATGCGCTCGCACACGAGTGCACGCACAGCTTTGCTGGCATGGTTGAGTGTTTCTATATTTCCTATACTGCCGCTTTTGCTGCTTCCAGTTTTGCGGTAAACTCATCGATCCAATTCACAGCAATTGCTGCCAATTGATTATTCTCTGGTGTCGATCCTTTTGTGATTCCAAGGAAGAATCTTTCTATTGGCCTGCTGCCGTTTGGTGTGATTCCCTCAAGCTCGGTGTACTTGACACCACGTAAATAAGCAATAGATCCCAGCAAGCATCCAAGATTGCAGGCGCTTTCATAACAAGTGCCATTCACTTTCCCCTCAATCAGCAACTGGCGAAGGCCGGCGGCCTCATGAGAGGCATTCAGCAGAACTTCAAAGAAGTCATTCTTGATTGTTCCAAGGCTGGCACCATCAAGGCGGGCACCATCAAGGCTGGCACCATCAAGGCTGGCACGAACTAGGCGGGCACCATCAAGGCTGGCACGAACTAGGCTGGCACCATCAAGGCGGGCACCATCAAGGCTGGCACGAACTAGGCTGGCACGAACTAGGCTGGCACGAACTAGGCTGGCACGAACTAGGCTGGCACGAACTAGGCTGGCACCATCAAGGCTGGCACCATCAAGGCTGGCACCATCAAGGCTGGCACCATCAAGGCTGGCACCATCAAGGCTGGCACGAACTAGGCTGGCACCATCAAGGCTGGCACGAACTAG